ATTTTGGCGACACGGTAAATATCGTGAAAGAGCCAACAATTACTGTGAATGACTACGCTAGAGGTCAAACTGTAAACACACAAACTTTGGCAGACGACAGATTACAATTAACTGTCGACCAAGGTTCTTACTTTGCGTTTAAAGTAGATGACATCGAAGAAAGACAATCACATGTAAATTGGGAAGCTCTTGCAACTTCTTCAGGTGCTTATTCACTGAAAAAGAACTACGACTACAATGTATTAAAATACATTTATGACAATGCATCAACATCAGCAGGTAACACTGGAACAGACGGTTCACCTATCGATGGAGATGCTGCAGATGATACATTAGCAAATATTATATCAGCTGCTAAAGCAGTTCTTGACGGTAATGATGTACCAGAAGAAAACAGATGGTTCGTTGCACCACCAGCTTTCTACAAGCAATTGAGAAAAGCAGGTGCTAAGATTATGGATCAATCAGTAATGGCAGATGGTGGAGCATCATCTATGAGAAACGGTATGGTAACAGACAAACCTTTATTTGGGTTTAGACTTTACTCTACTAACGCAATTGCGGTTTCAAGTGGAGCAGCTTCATCTAAAACTTTTGGATCAGCAGGATCTAATGAGTACGCATTCCTTTATGGGCACCAAGGTGCAGTTGCTACGGCAAACCATATTGCGAAAACGGAACTTATCAGAGACCCTGATTCATTCTCAGACATCGTGAGAGGCTTACACGTTTTTGGAAGAAAAGTTCTAAGAACAGATGCAGCTTACTCTGGTGTTATAACAATAAGTTAATTAGGAGGATTATAGAAAACTATGGCTACATATAACGTAACAGGTGTAGGTGGGACTACTGGACATCCGTCTAATGGTAGAACACCTTACTTAGTAGAAAATACAATTGACGTATCCGCAATTAACGGTGACTCAGGAGCAGCACAAAATGATGTTCTTAGAGTTATGGATATACCTGCAGAAACAGTGATCATGGAAGCTGGAATTGAAGTAATTACAGCATGTTCAAGTTCAGTAACTCTTGATCTTGGAATCACAGGTGGAGACGTTGATATTTATACAGATGGAGACACTAATGCTACAGGGTATTCTACCCTAACAGCTACAGCAAGACACGTAGCAGCAGCAGCAGATACTCTTGACGTATTAGTATTGAGTGCAGCTTCAAGTGCGGGCAAAATCCGTGTTTGGGCTATCATGTGCGATGTATCAGGTATTAACGAATCTGATCAAAACACAAGTACACAACACGATACGGCAGTATAATAATATATAATTTAAGGGGGATTAACGTCCCCCTTAATTAACACCCCTTATTTAACATAGGAGATAACATGGCAGTTCATGATTTAAGAAACCAAAGCTCTGCAAGTACAGGTCAAGTAGTAGTTCCTTCTGACGAAGAAATAAGGATACAGAAATTAGAAAATAAAGTTGCATCACAAACTGAGAAACTAGATCAGATTGTTGCAATGCTGAATGACTTATCAAAATCGAAGCCAACTTCGTGATATAATTTCAGAGTATAAATCAGATAATCTAGCTTTAAAAAGTCAGATTATAGATTTAAAGAAACAACTAGAGGATGCAGAAGCACGCATCAAACGTCTATTAATTAGACTAGAACAGTTTGAACAAGATAATCATAAGGATAATAATTAATGGCTACAACTTATTTAACTTTATCAAATCAAATCTTAAGAGAATTAAATGAAGTTGAATTAACATCAACTACATTTTCTAGTAGTCGTGGTATTCAAACGGCTGTTAAAGATTTTATTAATAAGGCTATTCATGACATTTATAATGAAGGAGCTGAGCTTCCTTTATTGCATTCATCAACGACTCAAGCTCTCACCGCAGGTGATGGGGAATACACTTTTCCAGCCGATATGCGGAGAGTAGACTTTGAGTCTTTTTTTTTAAAGCCAACAGAACTAGTTACTAACGGGGAATTTACTTCTAATATAACTAGTTGGACTACTGGAGATGGATCACCATCTTACACTTCAAGTGGTAATGGTAGATTAAATTTAAATGATGCAGCGGCTTATCAAGCTATTAATACTACAGTAAATAAAACTTATAAAATACAAGTTAGAGTTTTAAGTCCAAATAGTTCATCAAGTGCATTGATTGTTAGAGTTGGAACATCGGCAGGCGGAACACAGAATTTAAATACAACAAAAGCAGTAACTAATTTTAGAGAAGGTGATATATTAGATACTACATTTACGGCTACAGCACAAACATCTTATGTCTATGTAGAATCAGATGGTGTACAATTAGATGTAGATTATATAAGAATTTCGAGAAGTGATATATCACCTGTTAAATTAACTAATGTTACTTATGATGCATACTTGCAATCACATAAACCTGCTGATGATGTAAATAATAGTAGTGCTTACGGAGTTCCTGCAAGAATAATTAGAAAGCCTGATTATGGTTCTTTTATTGTAAGTCCTATTCCAGGAGAAGGTGAGTATACAGTAAGTTACGACTATTACACAACCCATACTGATTTGTCAGCACATGGTGACAATATGGGATTACCTGATAGATTCGGATCATTAATTGTAGACAGAGCAAAATACTATGTATATATGCTAAGATCAGATCCTCAGCATGCTCAATTAGCTGATAGAGATTATCAAAGAAAATTAAAATTATTAAAAACAGATTATGGTACTCATGCAAATTATATGAGAACAGACGTTGTTACAGAAAGTATTGTGACAAATGTCGGAACAACAGTAGGATAGTAAATTTATGGCACTGAAAAAAAATTCAGAAGATAATTTAAATTATAAAAATAAAAAAGAAGAAATTCAAAAGGTTGCTAATAACAATCCAAAAGTATTTGATATAGGTAAAATACTTTTATTAAAAAGATTAAGGGATAAAGGAGACTTTAAATCAATTAAAAAGCTTAAAGGACCTATGTATGATTACCTAACACCAGCTGAAAGAAGATTATTAAAAAAAGGGAGCAAAGAATAATATGGCACTAAATAAGGATAGAGTTGAGATTGAAAACAAAACAATGTCAGCATATAAAAAAAGAATAGCAGATGAAAAAAATTCTGCTGAAGATAATATGAACTATGCTAAAAATAAACAAGCAAAATTAAGTTCTAGTCGTATTACTCAACTTATGCAGTTAAAAGAAGAGGCAATTGCTAATAAGAATCAGGATCAAATTGATATAATAGACGCTGAACTTTTTCAAATGGATTAATAAATGCCTGATGTTTCACAAATATCTCCGTATACAGCAAGTTGTGGAGGAGGATTAGTATTAAATAAGGATGTATATAATATGCAGCCTGGTGAAGCATTACAATTAACTAATTTTGAACCATCAACTGAAGGTGGTTATAGACGTATTAATGGTACTACAAAATATAATTCTACAATTGTACCACAGGTTTCCGCTTCCTCAGAAAGAATTCAAATGTCTGCAATCTTTAATGGAATAATTGTTGTAGCACGAGGTGGGACAGTTTCTACAGGAACAACTTCAGGATCATGGACCTCAAGAGCAACAAGCAAAGGTGCAACTTATACATACGATTTTGATAAATTTAATTATAACGGCACTAATAAAATTATAATTGCAACAGGACAAGCTGCTGCATTTACTTTAGATACAAGTTATACTGAAGATATTATAAACGCAACAGGCGGTGGTACTGCCCCAACAAATCCTAAGTTTGTAAAGTCATTTGCAAACCATATGTTCTATGGAGGAATGTCAAATGCTACACATAGTATTATTTTTTCAGGACCATATACAGAAGATGATTTTGATACAGGAGCAGGAGAGATTAAAGTTGGCGATGTTGTTACAGGATTAAAAGTATTTAGGGATTCTTTATTTATTTTTTGCCAAAGAAAAATTTATAAAATAACAGGAACTAGTTCAAGTAATTTTGCATTAGCTGAAGTTGCTAAAAACGTTGGTACAATAGCACATCATTCTATTCAAGAGATTGGTGGAGATATTATATTTTTATCAGCAGATGGATTAAGAACGATTGCAGGTACAGCAAGAATTGGTGACGTTGAACTTGGTACTATTTCAAAACAAATTCAAGATAGAATTAATGATATTACATATACAAATGTTACTGCATTAGTAATAAGAAATAAATCACAGTACCGTTTATTTTATCCCACAGATGGGGCAGAAGATAGTTCAAGAGGAATTATAGCAGTAATTAAAGTAAATCCTAATAGTGGACAATTAGGGTACGAATACGCAGATATAAAAGGATTAAAAGTTTCTTGTTGTGATTCAGACTATATAGATAATACTGAAACGATTGTATCAGGTGGGTATGATGGTTATATTTATAAACAAGAATCAGGAAATGTATGGACAAGAGCAAGTACAACTGATGCTCTTGATTCAACTTACAGATCGCCAGATATGACAATGGGTGATCCAGGTATTAGAAAGTCAATGGAAAGAATAAATTTAAACTGGAAACCTGAAGGTGAAGTTAGTGCTAGTTTATATTTACAATATAATTATAATGATATAAGTACTCCTCAACCGAGTTTAATTAGTTTATCATCATCAGGTAGTGGAGCTTATTATGGAACAGGAAAATTTGGATCAGCAGCTTTTGGTCAGGGAGATTTACCAATAACAAGAAAATCTATTGAAGGATCAGGATTTGCTGTTGCAGTTAAAATAACAGATACAAGTACAAATCTTCCTTGGTCAATCCGAGGATTTCAATTAGAGTTCGTACCAGGAGGACGAAGATAATGGGAGCAACATATACTAGACAAAGTTCATCAGGCATTACAGACGGTGCAGTTATTGAAGCATCAGATCTTAATAATGAATTTGATCAACTTCTTGCCGCTTTTGTAGCATCAACAGGGCATACACATGATGGTACATCTGCAGAAGGTGGACCAATTACAAAATTATTAGGAACTGCAATCACTATCGGTGATGGTACTTCTGGTACAGATATAGCTGTAACCTTTGATGGTGAAACAGCTGATGGCTTACTTACATGGATGGAAGACGAGGATTACTTTAAATTCTCCGATGAAGTCCTAATGAATAGTACAGAGAAATTATTATTTGGTGATACAGGAACATATATACACCAATCAGCAGATGGTGTATTAGATTTAGTATCGGATACTGAAATAGAAATTAATGCAACTACAATAGATATTAATGGTGCAGTTGCTATGGATGGTGCTATTACAGGTGCCACTAATATCACCTTATCAGGTGAATTAGATGCAGCTACGTTAGACATTTCTGGTGATGCAGATATTGATGGTACTTTAGAAGCAGACGCTATTACTGTAGATGGTACAGCTTTAGCAACATATATTAGAGATACAGTTGGAACAAATATGCTTTCTAGTAATACTGAAACAGGTATTGCAGTTACATATGATACATCTAATGATAATATAGATTTTGCTTTAGAGGCAGCACAAACAGTATTTACTTCAATTACAAATACAAGTTTAGTTATAGGAAGAGATTCAGATAATGATATAGATTTTGCTACTGATAATAATATTATATTTAGAGCTTCAGGTGCAGATCAAATTAAGTTAGTTGATGGTGCTTTAGCTCCTGTAACAGATAATGATGTAGACTTAGGTACTGCTTCTTTAGAATTTAAAGATGCATACTTTGATGGTACAGTAACGGCAGATGCTTTTGCAGGACCTTTAACAGGTGATGTAACAGGAAATGTATCAGGGACTGCAGCTACAGTAACAACAGCTGCTCAATCTAATATTACTTCTTTAGGAACTTTAACTACACTTACAGTAGATAATGTAATTGTTAATGGTACAACAATAGGTCATACTGATGATACTGATTTAATTACATTAGCAGATGGAATTGCTACAGTTGCAGGTGAAGTTTCTGTAACAACATTAGATATTGGTGGAACTAATATAAGTGCAACAGCAGCAGAAATTAATTTAATAGATGGTGGTACTGCAAGAGGTACTACAGCAGTTGCAGACGCAGACGGTATTCTTCACAATGATGGTGGCACAATGAGAATGACTAGTGCCGCAACATTTAAAACATATTTTACAAGTGGTGTATCTTCAGCAGCAGATGATTTAACAGCTGGTGATTCAGCGGTTACTCTTACAACATCTTCTGGTGACATTACAATTGATGCAGCAGCAAATGATTCAGATATTATATTCAAAGGTACAGACAATAGTTCTGACATTACTATGCTTACTCTTGACGGTAGTGATGCAGGTGCAGCTACATTTAATCACGACATTATTTTAGGAAATGATTCTTTTGTAAGATTTGGTGATGCTGGTGAAAAAATCACAGGAGATGGAACA